TCTCTACCTGTAGGTAGCTTAATTCTTTTATATTTAATTGCTTCTGCTTGTAACTTTTCGTGCCATTCTTTTATGCCTTTATATTTTTCTAAGAACTTAGAGTAGTATTTCTTTTCATTTTCTGTTCCTGTTACACCACCATACAAAGGTTTGAATGTATGTGCTTTTGCATCTTGTCTTGATACTCCAATAATATCTGCTGTGTATTGATGTACATCAACATTATTTTTTATATCTTCCATACCTTGTGTATCTTGTGCAAGATAAACTGCAGTTCTAAATTCTAATTGTGAAAAGTCTATTTCAATAATTTTACCACCTTCGAATCTAGACTTAACTACTTTACGAATTGGAAATGTTCTACCTCTCGGTTGGTTTTGAAAGTTTGGATCACGACTTGATAGTCTTCCAGTTGAAGTTACAGCTTGCATAAACTTAGGATGCAGTAATCCTTTTTCATTTGTAAATTGTTTTATACCAACTACAAAAGTATTTAGATAAGTATCTATTGCATTATATCTTACAATAGCATCTAAAAATTCTCTTAGTTCTCCCTCAGATTCTGCAGCAATTTTAGTTAAAGTTATTTTATCTGTTCTAAATCCTGCTTCTGCAACATCATAAACACTTCTAGGTCTTTGATTAAACCCTGCAAGTTTTGCAAGAGGTGTGTATATAAATCCTTCTCCTTGACAATGTATGCACTTAGAATAATTTTTATAAGGACTACCATCTTTCTTTATCTTTTGTATAACTCCTTTGCCTTTACAATCAAGGCATTGACTAGCCGCAGTTTTATATATCTTATCTGTATGCATATTAACTAAATCTCTAAACTGAGTTCTAGAAAAATTAGGTCTTCTTTTATTTTTACCTGTTGCTTTGTCTACACCTACATTAAATATTCTAGCCCAATCTTTTTTATCTTTTGGTTTTTTAGAATAGATTAACCAGGATAATTGTTCAGGACTAGATAGAGCAATAGATGTATCTCCCATATATTTATACACAATCTTATTTATTTTATCTTCTAAATATTTAAACTCTGCTCTGTATTCTTTTTCAACTTTAGATAAATCTTCTAAGTCAACATAGATTCCATTTCTTTCCATATCAACTAATACAACTAAAAACTCATTCATCATCTTAGCTGTCATCAATAGTGATTTATATCTTTCAGATTTAAAGTCTTGCATCTGTGAGTTGAAAAGTTTTCTAGTTATATCAACATCTATCTTACCATATTCCTCAACAATATATGCTGGAATATTTTCAAAGGATACTCCTCTGTCCATAAATTCTTTTATACGATCATCTTTAGCACCAATCTTTCTACGCTGACAGCACATCTGTAGTGTTAAAGATTTTCTTATACCGCAGTTTAAAATATATTCACCAATCATTGTATCATATACTCTACCTGAATATTTAAATCCTGCTTCTAATAACCACATCAAATCAAATTTAATATTATGACCAACTAATAATGTAGTCTCATCTAATACCTCTTGTACTCTAGCGGCACCACCTCTACTTATTTTTTCTGAATGATTTAAAAAATAATACTCACTTCCATATTTAGAATCAAGACCAACACTAACTAATATATTGTTAGGATGAAATGGTGATGGGTCAAGCCCACCTGATTCTGTTTTTTGATATGATGTCTCTACGTCTACTACTGTTATCATTTTCTTTTGCCTTTCATATAATGTTTACTAGGTTCATAATTCCATCTTTTATGTCCACGCATTTTTGCGTACCACATACGGAGTCTTACTATTAATTTTTTAACTACCATCTATACTCCATATCTACTTAACTCTCTAGTTATTGTGCAGTTTATCTCTCCGTGAAATCCATTTATTTTATTTTTACTTATACATAAATTTCTATTTTTATTTTCAGTATCCACAGTTGTATTTCTACCTATACCTATTATTAAATCTGCTTCTGCGGCTTTACCAGTTTTAGAATTTTCCATCCAATCAAAAGATATATAAGCTTTATTATGTGCATCAGCTGATGCTTGTGATATTGCAATCACAACACAGTTTCTTCTCTTAGCAATTTCTCTTGCACTTGTATATATTATCCTTAGCTTTTCATCTGTTCTACTAAACTTACCTTCAACTCCAATCTTATCTAACTGATCTACCACAATTATATCAGGCTTATGCTTTTCACAATGAGCATCTATATCATCAATAGTCCAATCAACTGTATCAAACATTTTAATATTACCTTTGATGTGTGACCACATAGCCGCAGCACCCTGTAAATTATTTTGTATTTGCTCTGTTGTCATTCCTGTATAACAATTAATTGCTCTCATTTGAGTTCTGATTGCAGGTTCCTCATTAATAAATGCGTGTATGTTTGCACCTTGACTAGCAAATCCTTCAGGTGCGGCACATAAGCTAACCCAAAATGCTGTCTTACCTGTCTCAGGTCTTGCAAAAATAATTGCAAGATTACCTGCACCTAATCCATCAACACTATCCCTCAGTATTGGTATATTAAATTTCCATTTAGAATTTAATTTCATTAGTTCTAATACTTCACCTATGTTATTTGTTACTGCAGGTACTTTTTCATCTGATAATCCCTGTTTGTGTTGCTCAATTAAATTTGTAATTGGACTAAAGTTTGCAGGTTTACCATTAAATATTTCTGTAGCTTCAACAGCAATCTTCTGAGCAATATCTCTATCCATCATTATCTGAATTAAATCTTTTGCAATCTCTCTTGATGGCTCTTGTGTCTGTCTTATGTCTTCTATTATCTCATTAAATTTTTCTTTAGCCGCTAGTGTTAGTGCTGGATTATATTTTACTGTGTGTAAAGAATATAGTTCATCAATATTTATATCACTAACAAAATCTTTATGAGCCTTTGTTATTGTATTATATAATGAACTATAGTCACCTTGAAACAATGTCGGTGATATGTTTCCTTTGTATTGTGTATAAAACTTTTTATTTAATAAAAGCTTTATCATTTGTTGCTCAACCATTTTATCTCCTATAATTTGTGATGTTCATTCCAGAAATCAATTACATCTTCTAACTGATCTTCTAGTTGTTTAATTCTCAATTCTTTAATCTCAAGTTCTCGCTTTAGATTTGAAATCTGAGTAATTAAATCTAGATTTTCTTTAGTTTTTTCCATAGAATATCTCCTCTATTTGTTTTGTATTATAATATTTTAAGTCTTCTGTCAAGGGTTTAACATAAACATTCTTAAAATTTTTTAATTTTAATTGGCTTGCAATAGAATATGCTTTAACTGTTGCGTCTCTATCTAAACATATATATAAATTTTTATATGGATATAAATGATTTAATTCTATATTACCTAATGATGTTCCCATTATAGCTATACCAGTTAATACATTTGATACTGCACAAGCTGATGGGCAATCCTCTACTATAACTGCATCATTACATTGACCAGATTTAAATGGTACTGTCTTGCTACCATACATAAACCATTTTGGAAATACATTTTTATTTAATGCTCTACCAACAGCACCTACAAATTTATCTGTGTATCTATTCTTAATTAGAAATACAACCCTATCTTGTTTAACATCATATTTAATATCTGCTCTTAACCAAGCCCAAGCTTCCCAACAATTATTTTTATTTAAATACTCCATTGCTTTTTTATTAGAGTAAACTGATTTAAAGCTATCAGGTATCTCAAATTCTGTTATTATATTTTGATTATCTTTTTTTTGAAATGTTGCGTTTACATAACTCATAGTTTTTTCTCCTTCGTGTTTTCCTTTTGCCTTACAAGATGCGTGAAAGCAGTACCACCTATAGCTATTGCCTGATGTAGTGATAGCCAATGTATTTTTATTTAAACAGAAAGGACAATCCAATCTTATCTCTGTGTCAGGTGGTAAAAAAAGTCCTTTGATAACTTCTAGTTGTTGATTATAATTCAAGTTTACTCCTGTATTTCTTCGTAAGTTATTGTATATCTTTTTTTACTATAGAAGTTAGTGTCTAACTCTATGTATTCCATTTGATTTTCTGATAGGTATATTGCAACTGCATCTTCTATCTCTTGTGTTGATGGTTCATTTTGAAATGGTATCTTTGCTACTGCTTCTATTCCCATTCCGTATATTCTTACTTTGTAGTTTTTCATTTATATTCTCCTTAT